AAAGCTAAATCATTTAGAAAAGAATTACAGGAAAAAATATCACAGGTCAGTCAAGAAAGACTTGAATATTTGAATTCAAAAAATATATCAAATTTAACAGAAACCCCTCTTCCTCCTAATATGTTAAAAGAAGGGGAACAACAAATATTAGTTGAGGGCGGAAGATTAATATTTGGACCTGATATAGGAACTTGTAGAACTAAGACAAAAAAGAATGTTTCTATTACTGATATAAAGTCTAAGCTTGCACAGAAGAATATTTTTAAAAGATAATAAATGGCAGTAGAATTTAATTTAAGGAAAGCTATATTACAATATAGAGATCCCACTATATTATTGGACGAATTAGGAATAGTTGACACATCTTCACAAGATGGAGATATATCAGAAAATGACAAAAAATCTGGAAATATACAAAAAAAATATACTGGATTAGCTGAGCCTTTGGTAAGAATCAATAGTGCTACTATTACAGGTATTAAATATTTTAATCTTGATCTGACTGGGTTTAAACCCACACTTTTATTTAGATTTGAAACAATAGATGAGAGATTTCTTTTCACTGCCTATCCCAAAGATGGGGATATAGTTTCTTTATATATAAGGCCGTTTGGTGAATTATTTAAACCTATTAGAATGGATTTTATTATAAACGAGGTGATATCTCCTTTTAATAATGGACCGTATAACACAAATGAACCATCGACTGGTAAATTTCTTTCGTTCACAATAATGGCTGAAGTGAGAATACCAAAACTTTATAAACATATATGTAAGAATATTAGAGGAACAAGTACAGACGCATTAATAAAAATAGCGGAAGATCTTGGTCTAGGATATGCTTCTAACGAAGTAAAGATGAAGGATTCAATGAATTGGCTTTCCCCTAATCTTGATTATGAATCTTTTATAAAAAATATAGTTAATGGTGCTTGGTTAGGAGAGGATGATTATTTTGATTGTTGGATAGATCAATATTATAATATAAATCTAGTAAATCTTAAAAAACAATTTGACGAACAGAATTCTAAAATTGACACAATGAGAATGGCTTATGGTGTGGATTCAATAGGTGATTTAAGTGGTGGTGCAGAACCTGCGGAAGTTGAATTTCCTATTATTCTTACAAATTCAACACAATTTGAGAAGTCCCCACTTTTTATTAAAGATATTGCTTTGGAACAAAACTCTGGAGCTATTAATAAGGATCTAGGCTATTTTCAAAAGATTCAATTCTACGATGATAAATTAAAATCAGATAAGCCTAAAAATAAGTTCGTTGAATATTCTATAGAATCTGTAACTAATAAGGATTTAAGTTCAAGAGACACTTTAAATAAAGGAAGATTAGGTGAGGATGTATATAAGGACGAGGAAAAGAAAACTTATATAGGTACGATGTACTTTGATAATGTTCACGAAAATTTTCAACAAGCATCTATACAAAATATACTTAATAGAAATGATAGTTACAAGACTCTATTAAAAGTGAGAAATAGAGCATGGACTCCTTTTTTATATAGGGGTCAAACATTCCCTGTAATTATTATGAGTGAGGGAAGTACTACAGCTTCTTCAGATTCTGCAATGGGTCCAGGAGGAAAAAAAGCTTCTGTAGCACCTGATGGTGATAAAAGAGTACCTAACGTATTTCTTTCTGGTAATTATGTTGTTCTTGGTTTTAATTTAGAGTTTAATCCTATTGATGGGATATATCAAAATATGATTCTTGGTAAAAAACAATGGACTTTAAATCCTGGGATTATTTCAGATCCTAAGACATTAGATACTAAAGTTGATGATGCACAATTTAATGATTTAGTTAAAAATTCATCTACTATATTACAACAAGAAGTTGGCAAAATAAAAAGCAGCATATTTGCTGGATAAATAATTTTTAAAAAATGGCAGATTTTTTTGGTGATTTTGGTGACGAGGTAAAAAAATCTTTAAATAGAAAAATAGATTATCAAAGGGAAAAATTTCTAAAAGGGATTTCCACCTCTAAGCACGGAAAAAAAGAAGACCCTACATATTTACATTTTAGATTTATCTTTGATGAGGGTATTTCTAATCAGATAGATCCGGAGACATTTTTAGCACCATCTCCATTATTTAGCCCTTATAAAAATCCAGCTAAAGCTACAGGTGTTGAAGGTTCAACAGGTGCAACAGGTGATTATAGGGAACAGCCAACGGATCCTTCTTTTGTAACTGGCGGTTCCAGTTTCTTTTATGGATCAAAATTCCAAATTAATGGAATGCTAGAAAATTATGGTGCTTTTGATCCACAAGAACAATTTGCTTATATGGGTGCTCAAGAATATTTATTTCAAAGATCCACGCAAAGAAAAGATATGCTTAACGCATTCAGAAATGGATTTCTTTATATAAACAAAAATAGTCCATATTACTTTCAAAATATATCTGGATTAGATCAATTATTAAAATCTGATATAAAAAACGTACATAAAGCAGCAGGTAAACCTCAAAGAATGGGTACTTTAACAATAGATTGTTTAGAATCTATTGATATGAGAATGTTTGCTCTTTCCGAACTTTACAGAAAAGCTATTTATGATTATAAATATCAAAGATCAATGCTTCCTGAGAATCTTAGAAAATTTAGAATGTGGCTGGTTATAACGGAGATTAGAAATATACAATTAAGTTATGGAATTAATGATGTACTAAATCCATTCTCTATACCTTCTGTTGCAAAAGCTGCTAATGCTTTAGATAGTTTTAATTCACAAACAGGATTTTTAGATAAAATATCTGGACTTAATCAAAAAAGTACAAACACAGAAAAAGCTCCCCCTGAAAATAATACCTTAGGCACTGACGAGTTAGGTCCGTATGCTTTTATTTATCAATTTGATCAATGTGAATTTGATTTTGATGATAGCTATCCATCATATGGGACTATAGATAATAAAGGAGGTTCAGCAGTGACTAATAAATTTAAAATACATGTCGGCAGGGTTAAGGATTATAAAATACAATTCAATCAATTAGCCGATATTATTGGAAAGAATGATAACGTCAAACAAATGGTTATTAATGACACATGGGGATCTTTAACGACAGGATACAGAGAATACGATTACGTAGGAACTCAAGGAATATCAGATCTTGTTATGGACGAAAATGATCCTGCTGAGTTTTTTAAAGAGATGGCTTCCAATTTTATAACTAATACTGTTGCAGATCTTAAGAATATAGGTGTTTCTAAATTAGAAAATGCTTTACTAGGTAATATTTATGGACTAGGTGGTATGAATGCTGGTGCATCTTTAAGAAGTGGATTTTCTGTAGCTAATACATTTAACGATCTTAAGAATAATGGAATACCTAATCCTATTAAAGATAATACCCCGCAAGGACAAGGTCTAGGAGGGCCAGGACAAAGACAATATCCCACTATTAAAGAAGATGCTTATACTGGAACTTCCTCACAGAATAACGAAAATTTAGGAAATGCTTTAGGCGGTAGTACTAATCCCCCAGGTACTTTATCAGGGGACGTTTATCCTGATGTACCTGGTTCAGATTTAGGAGGACCAGATAGACAATATCCTTCAAATGATACGGATGAGTATAAAAATGTACCCGGGGCAGATTCGGGTGTTCCTGGAAGAGTTTATCCAGTCCCTGAAGGTGATGCTTATCCCACAGTGCCTGGTACAGATTTAGGTGTACCTGATAGGCAATATAAAAAAAATGAATCAGATGAGTATAATAATGTACCCGGAAAAGATTCTGGTGTTCCTGAAAGAATTTATCCAATACCTTCTGGAGATACCTATTCCACTGTTCCGGGTGCAGATTTAGGAGCACCTGATAGACAATATCCACAAGCAGGAGGAGACGAGTATTCTAATGTCCCTGGCAGCGATTTAGGTGTGATGGGTAGGGTTTATGATGAACCGGTGGGCGATGTCTATTCTAATGTGCCAGGATCGGATCTAGGAGCACCTGATAGACAATATTCACAAGCAGGAGGTAACGAATACCCAGAGGCTGAAATAGGACTTGCTCCTAATTTTATTAAAGTATACCCAGATGCGGATAATAAATACCCTAAAGTAAATGACAGGGAATATAAAGATTCAATTAAAGAATTTAATGATAGTATGGGTGATGTTTATAAAAATGTACCAGGACCTGATTTAGGAGGCAAAGGAAGAAATTATGAATCTATTAGGACGGATGAATATAAAGATATTCCCGCGCAGCCTCAAATTAATTTAGGAAGGACTTATACTAAATCTAATAATTCCGAAAACTCCTAATCAAAATTAACTATAATTTTATATGAGCTTAGTTAATAGAGAAAAATTAGAAAGACCAAATACGGAGATAACCCATTATTTGGGTGTTGTGGTTGATAATAAAGATCCAGAATTTAGAGGAAGAGCAAAGATACGTGTTTTTGGACTATTTGATCAAATAGAAGATGTGGATCTACCTTGGTCGCATCAAAGATTTGAGATGAGCTACGGATTAGGCGGAGGATCTGGTAGAATATCTGTTCCTAAGTTAGGTTCAGTAGTTCATGTGCAATTTAATAATGGTAACTATTATAGTCCAGAATATAAAGCAGTACAGGAATTATCACCCGATTTAATAGACGAGATAAGAGTTAGTTATGATGGTGCTCATTCTCTTATATACGATGGTATAGAAAGATTAAAAATGTACTATACTGTAGAGAAAGGTCTTGTAATAGATTTAAAAGATTCTAAAATTATAATAAGGAATGACAATTCTATACTAATAACTCACGCAGATGATACAGCTTCAATAGAATTAAAAGGTGGTAAAATAACTAAATATGCAGATCAAGAGATAGAGAATACTGCGGTTACTAGAATTAAACATTCTTCTGAAGAGGTTTGGATGGATGGTAAAACAACTAATCTCGGACACTCTCCTGTTTTTTCTGCTGTATGTGCAGAACCTCTTTGGGACTTCTTAAAAAAATTAGCTATATCAGTAGACAGTAAAATGCCAGCTACACCTGGTGTTAATTCAACACTAGCATCTAGCTTTGAGCAATTAGCAACAAGTCAAACAGTAAGGGTTACCAGAGAAAATACACCAGATCTTCCTACTACGCCAGCACAGAATAATACTCCTGTATCATTACCTAATACTGGACCTACTGGGATATTAGGAGTTACTGGATTGACCGGACCTAATGGAATAACTGGACCAAATGGAATAAACCTTACAGGAGCTACGGGAGGATAATATGGCAAGTATAGAAAAAAGAATAGATAAGCTCCTTAGTAAGGATTTTACAACAGTTAGCTCTGATGAAATAATCAATATAATAACTGACGGGAAAGTATCAAATTTACCTTATGATGATTTACAATCGGAGGAGGGATTCAATAAGGAACTTGAAAAAAATCAGAAAGAGGTAGAGAATATATTAGCAAGCTTAGAACCACAGAAGCCTCCTATTTCTATGAAAATGATAGAGAAATTGGCTTGTAATTATGAAGGTGATGATTTGTACAGTGTTATATTACTCGAATCTTTAAAAAAAGAAAAACCAAAATTATATAAAGAATTAATATCTTCTGACGAATTTAAAAATAATTCTGCAATAACAGAGAAAGATCTTGGAGTAACTGTAACTAATACTAAATCTTTTAAATACCAATACAAAATACCTTCTTCAGGTATTATTAAATTTCTTGAGGCAAAAAATCCTAATTTTTTAGAAATTGCTAATGAGAAAATTTTTGATAATATGGATCCTTTATTGTTAGGTAAACCTTCTAATTCAGGAGCTAGAAAGAAAAGAGAAATGAATGTGCTTGGATTTAAAATTCCTTTGGAATTTATAATGTCTGGTAAAAAAGTAGTACATGTTAAAATAGGAAGTGAAAAACAAACTAAAAAGGAAGCTTTAGATAAGATTAATAGTGTACTAGATAAACAATATAAGAATTCAAAGCCTTGTGATTTTGAAGGTCTTGGTGAAAATATTAGATCAGAAAGATCAGAAAGATTAGATGACTATGATTCAAATTTCTTTCCTGATGGTGATGACCCTATATTAGATGATGATTGTTTACCTGGTGTTCCTGAAGATCCTATTACAGGAGATCCTATAGTAACAGTGGATACATTTAACAACTTAACTGAAGATTTTTGTGATCCTCCGGAATATGATTTTTCAGATGCTAACGGAGATGAATTAGATCCGGTAGGTAATCAAGTTGATGTGGATGCAATAGATGCTTGTATAGATTCAGCATTAAAAAAATCCAAAAAGATTGAAGACGATAGCAAACTATTAGCTAGATGGAATCTTATTGAAAGAAGTTTAGAAGAAATATTTTATCACTACGAAATAATATATGAGTATCAAAAGGCATTATCAGAAAACTGGAGAAATAGAATCCCCGTAAATCCAGGAGGTGGTCCTAGTAATCTTGATCTTGCAATTAGGATATTAACATATAATGATAGCATAAAAGAAATTGATAAAGAGATCACTGATCAGAAACAAAAAAATGATACGGACAAGAAAAATTTGATTCAAGAGAACGACATATTTACTGAGGATATTTTTCTTTTAAGTGGACTTGATACCGAATTAAATACTATAGAATTAACTAATCTATTTAACTATCAAATACAGGCTAATAAATCACCTATACGTTATAATACAACAACACAATCATGGCCAGTTTCTGAAGGTGTTAGTGATTTTCAAAAAAATGTAGAGTCAATAAGAGTTATATTAATAGAGAAAGGATTTATATCTAATTTAATAAATGATAGAGATCAGAAGGTTTCTTTAAGAGATGCTGACCTTGTCACTTTAAAAAATAGACTAGGTAGAAATGTAACATATAATGATCTCGAGAGTGGATTCACGTCTGGCAGTTCAGTAGCTACAGAAACATCAGGTTCTAGCGGATCATCAGGCTCAAGTGGTACTTCAGGTTCTTCAGGAACTAGTGGTAGCTCAGGTTCAAGTGGAACAGACAATACAGCTGAAAGGGTTTTTAAAAGTGCTTTGGTTAATGGAATATCTGTTAATACTTATGATTCTTATGGATATGAATTTTTGGAAAAATTAAAAGAATTCTCTGTGAGATTTAAAAAAGTAGAATTTAATAACAGCTTAGGAGAATTACAATTTGAGCTTTCTTTTATGACAGATTATGGGCGTCCGCTTCCGTATGAGATAGTAGAAAAACCAGCACCCATATCTTTTAAAAATAAAGTGACTAAGCCTATGAGCAAAGTTTCTGAGCCTGATATAAAGAAAATAAAGATTGGTAACGAATATGCAGGTAATGGAGGATTATTAGCTAATACATCTCCTTCTTATTTAAAAAGCTATAAATTCATAAAAATAAATAACATTAAAACAGTAGAACCTGATATTGCTAATTTTTATGATTTTATTGAGACTATCATAAAAAAAGATGATAGCAAATCAGCAATAATTAAAAAAATAGTTGATGATAGAGGTATTTTATACGGGCAACTTATAGAAAAATCTGCTTCTCCTTGGTTATTTTTTACAGCTGGAGAAAGAGGAGATAACGATTCTAGAGATCCTGCAAAAACTAGACCTTCTAGTTTTACGAAAGACGGTGACCCAAATAAAACTTTTACTGATTTTTGGGGAAAATTTAAAGATAAATGGGACAGTAAATACAAGGAGAATAAAACAAGATATATTGATCCTGCAATGGTAGCATTAAAAAATGAAGCCAGAAAAGCAGGTGAAGGCTTGGGTAAGACATTGCCGACTAGTGATGCTATAGGAGTTAGGATATTCGAAAACTATTTCGATGTTAAACAAAAATACGAACAAATTCAAGACATTATATTATATGTAGCACAAAAAAGAGCTGAGATAGAAGGATCTTTAAGTCCGAAGAATTTGAGTAAATCTTTCTCTGATGTTAAATGCTCAGGAGGAGATGGACAAGGAAATGGGAATGATCCAGAAAACTGCCCACCTAAATGCTGTGGACCTGCTGGTACTGATTTTAATTCTGAAAATTATTTAACTTCTGCTGGACCAAGTTCAGATTGCCCTACGATGTATCAAAAATGCTGGTGGAAGCAATTCTGTAAAGATTTAACAAAAGTCGGCTTGCTTCCTTATCCTAACGGATTACCTCCTATTGAAGATCCTAAGTATTTCTTGGCAGCTGGTCCTAGTGTTAGATTGGGATTGAAATATTGGCCTGTAGGATATTTACCTCCTGCATTTATTCCTATACCTTTTGCTAATCCAGTAGACGGACTTCCTTATATAAGAATTCCGTTACCTATGATATGGACAACTATACCACCTATACTTATTCCTTTGCCATTTAATTTAGGTATAATTGTTATATTCATTCCCCTAATAGGCGGATTTATGCCTACACCTCTAGTTTATATAAAGGAATTTATTTTTGGTAACTCTTTATTTCTTACTGGAATAAGAGGACCTAGATTTATACCAAGAAAATCCGATCCACAAATAAAAGATTCATTAGAAAAAATTAAACAAGCTCTTAGCTTTGGTATTCCTGACAAGTTAATTCCTTTACCTGGATTTGGATTAGATAATCTGGATTCAGCTACTAGGGTTTTAGGGGATATACAAGGAAATTTAACTAAGATTTTTGATAGTGTGCCTCCTCCCGGTAATATACAGGCTTTAAGAGATTTACAAGGAATGGAGAGGGGTTTAAAAGAAGCAATTAGGGAAAAAAAGAGAGATTATGATAAAAAATATGCTCTTATAGATCTTCCTGCCCCTAATTTCGAAGAAGACAATGAAAAATTAAAAGGATTAATTAGGGAGAGAAAGAATGTACTTAAAAAAGTAATTAATGAATATATTGATAAAGGTATACCTAATCCTAAATCTATTTATTTTCCTAAGGACAAGGATAAATTAAAGATAGACATTCCGGGTATTATTAAGTCTTTAAGAATACTAAAAGAGATGCGAGCAAGCTTTATACCTACTCATTGCTCAGATTATATAAATTTTAAAGATGAAATGAGGGAGATCTTAAAGTTAATGAAGATAATTTGTCCCCCGAAATATTTCTTAGAAAATCTAGAAGTTTCCAATGTTAATAAGATATTTCTTAGAATAGAGAAAGACCCTAGATTAATGAATGAGGATGAGTTTTCTGAGCTAGTTAAAGAAATAAAAGGTGTCTCCTTAATTATTACTAATATAATATTAAGAGGTAATAAATTTTCAGTGATTAAAAAAATGAGAAAGGGTGCTTTCTCTATAATAGATGACTGTGGTTATCAGGGAAATTTTTTATTCCCTCCTATAAAAATAACAAATTCTGCACCTAAGGCATTAAAGTTCATAAATGTAAAAAACCCAATAATAGAAGCTATTTATCTTAGACTGATGGAAGGAATGTCAAAGACTCAATATAAACCTGAGGACTTTGCAAAATATGTAAGGTATAATGGGGAAACTCCTTTATTAGTTATAAGAGTTAAGGATCTTAAAAAACTAGTAGCTAAAAAGCTGGGATTAAGTAAAAGAGGACCTTTTGATTCGGAAAGACCCTTAGATAAAGAAGAACCACTAATTTCTAAATTCCCACACCCGGAAGGACCTTTATGTTGTTTGGAATCTTTAAATGGTGGATTTGGTAATGCTGTTGCTGCATTTGAACTTCCCACAGTATTCCCCCTTAAACAAGATCAGATTTCACAGACTCCTGGATTAGGGGGAATGATTCAGGTAACCATACCAGGTAAGTTGATTAAATCATTTATGAAAGAATCAATAATTAAATTAATGGATAATGGTCTATTGGAAAAAATGATACCCGAAATAAATGATCCTCTATCCCCTAAATTTATAAATATGAATCCTTCTGATATTCAGAAGATAACTAGGAATATGGTTAGAGATTTATTTAACCCAGATTCTCCCGACATACCTAAATTTTTAAATGTTATTAAAACTCCGACATTTCCTTTGGCAAGACCTACTGACATGATAGAACAAGCACTAATAGGTTTTGGTGCACCTCCTGCTGCTAGAATAGTTTTTAATAATTTTTGGAAGTATTATAAATCTTTACCTAAGACTCCTTTAGGTGATATAATAACACTTCCTGCAATAGAGTTATCTGCTAGTATATTAAATAAAATTCCTTGGCCTTTAACAGTACTTATTGGAAGAAGTGTAGTGAATTTACTAAATCCAATAGCTATGTCTGACGATCATCCAGTATGGAGAAGAATGAGTCTTAAAAATGTTTATTATGTTATTTACTTGGATGAATTTTTAAGAAGCGCTGCTGATGTATCTGGACTATTTAAGTTCTTTTTAGGATCAGCGGATCCAATATACCCTATACCAGAATTTCCATCAGAGCTCAAAAAAGCATTAAACATAAAAAAATATTAAAAACTTGGAAATTTTATCTACTCTTAATACTAAAATAAATACAAACTCTAAATAAAATGAAAAATAAAAATTTTAGCTGCTTTGAATATGAAGCAAATGAAAGAGAAAGATTGAAAAATCTTTATTCTGAAACTTTCCCTGAGACAGACGCAAAGATGTCAGGTAAAGATTTACAAGAAAATACTTCTGAAAGAATTGTAGTTACGGGATATGATAGCGAAAGAGGGGTAGCACTAGGAGAAACCGCATTCGGACAGACAATCATAATTGATACAAAGAAGGAAGAAAAGCATATGAGAAAGCTTGGCTATCCTGCTATAGAGATTACTCCAGGACAGGTTCTCGATGTGGTTATTCATAAGGATGCCTCAGGATCATTTAATGGATCTGTTTCCGCTGGATATGAGAAAGCTTTAAAAATAGAATTACACAGATCTATTAAGGAAGAAGACTGCGCATTTAAAGTGAAGGTTAAAAATGTTTGTAATGGAGGATTCATAGTGGATCTTTCGGGGATTGAATGCTTCTTACCTGGTAGTTTAGCTGCTGCTAATAGAATTATGAATTTTGCTGATTATGTTGGCAAAGATCTGACTGTTATGGTAGAAATATACGACCAAAGGAGAGATATTTTTGTTGTATCGTTTAAAAAATACCTTAAAAAGATTATTAATACAGAAGTAAAAAATCTTTCATTCTCTAAAAAATATGAAGGCAAAGTTACTGGAGTTTCTGGAAATAATGTTTTTGTTGAATGGGAAGAAATTTATACAGGTATTATTTCAATTGTCGAGAATAACAGAACAAAATTAGAATTATTACAAACTGGTGATTTGGTTGAATTTTATGTTGTAGATATTAAAAATCCGCAAAGAATCGGTCTTTCTATTTTAGAACCGAATGATAAGTTAAAGAATGTTCAAAATTTAAAGGATTCTTCCTCTGAAGTTTTAGGAGAAAATACTGAATTAAAAACATACAAAGCAGAAATTACTAAATTAAAGACATTCGGTGTGTTCGTTAAAATTGAAAATGGATTATCCGGACTTATTGAAAAAGAAAAATTAGTAAAAGATATTAAAGAATATGAGGTTGGCCAGTTTGTTAATTGCTCAATCTCTAGTGTAGACACAGCTACTCTTAAAATACAATTGGCTGAGATTTAATATTAATATTTAATAGAGTTTTGGAATTAGAGTTTTACATGACCCCGAACAAGTACCTAATAAAGATTTCACACCGCCAGTAATAACCAAGTGGAGTGAGTCGTTGAATTCAAATTAATAGAAAAATAAATAAGTAGATATGTCATATTTTTTCACATCAGAGTCTGTGTCTGAAGGGCACCCAGATAAAGTAGCCGATCAAATTTCAGATGCATTAATTGATGCGTTTTTAGCGCAAGACCCCGAGTCGAAGGTGGCTTGTGAAACCTTGGTAACAACAGGACAAGTTGTTGTTGCGGGAGAAGTGAAATCGACAGCTTATGTTGATTTACAAGAGATTATTCGAGGAACTATCGCAGATATTGGATACACGAAGAGTGAGTATATGTTCGAAGCGAAGTCTTGCGGAATTTTGTCTGCCATTCATGAGCAGTCTGCCGATATTAATCAAGGTGTTGACAAGAAGAACAAGAAAGATCAAGGTGCTGGTGACCAAGGAATGATGTTCGGATACGCAACGAACGAGACCGACAATTATATGCCGCTTCCGTTGGAGTTGGCGCATTCGTTGTTGCGTGAGTTGTCTGCTATTCGCAGAGAAGGAAAGCAAATGAAATATTTGCGTCCAGATGCCAAGAGCCAAGTAACTGTTGAGTATTCAGAAGATCACAAGCCAATGGGTATTTCGGCGATTGTAGTGAGTACACAGCACGATGATTTCGATAAAGAAGCGAAGATGTTGGCGCAGATTAAGGAAGATGTTCGTACCATCTTAATTCCTCGTGTTATGAAGAAGCAGCCTAAGCGCATTCAGAAGTTGTTTGATGGGAAGTATGCGTTGCACGTTAATCCAACTGGGAAGTTTGTAATCGGTGGTCCTCATGGAGACACTGGATTAACTGGAAGAAAGATTATTGTAGATACCTATGGTGGAAAAGGTGCTCACGGTGGTGGGGCATTCAGCGGAAAAGATCCGAGTAAAGTAGACCGCAGTGCAGCCTATGCCATGCGACATATTTCGAAGAACTTGGTTGCGGCTGGAGTATGTGACGAAGTGTTGGTTCAAGTGGCTTATGCCATTGGAGTTGCTAAGCCAGTAGGTTTTTATGTGAATACATACGGAACCGCTCTCGTTGCAATGAACGACGGTCAGATCGCAGGTTTAATTTCGAAGAACGTCGGAATGACTCCTTACGAGATTGAAACGCGTTTCAACCTACGCACGCCTATCTACAAGGAAACGGCTAGTTTCGGTCACATGGGAAGAACGCCTAAGACAGTAACGAAGACGTTCAAAATGCCGAACGGTCAAAAACCGAAGGTTATGAAGGTGAATTTATTTCCTTGGGAGGAAACGACAGAGACTTCGAACAGCTATAAAAAGTGGTTCGGAATTAAGTAATTGGAACTTCGTTGTTTTAAAGACGATGTTGCATTTTCTCCGAAGGATTGATTGCAGAGAAATTGATGATGCCAAGTCTGCATTCATAGTATGGTTCGCCTTTGACAATTCATTCATTTTTACAAATAAAACTCTTTTTTGTGATTGCCTATAGTGGTTTATTATCATTCGTAATGAATAATTCAAATGGGAAATAAAGATATAAAAAGCTAAAAGAGTTTATCTTTTCTTTTACGAATATATAGGATATGGATATTAGCACAAGAGATTTTTTATACTCTGCCCAATGCGGTTTTGAATTTGAGTTTTTTAGTAACTTAAATAGAAACGAAATAGTAGATTCACTAGGGAAAACTTTAGGTAAAAAAATTCTTCTATTTAATAAGTATCATTCAGGTTTTAAACCCACCAAAGATATTTTTAAATTGGAACCAGATTACTCAGGAGGATCTAAGATGACCGAATTAATAACTGGACCTCTTCCTTATTTTGAGGCGATAGCAATACTTATAAAGACTCTTAGGTGGATTGATATGTATGGATATACAGATAAGAAATGTGCATTCCAATTCGGAATAAGCATCGATACATCTATATTCCCTGAGGTTCCTCCTGTGTCTCAAATAAATCCTCTTAAGTTCATTTTAGGATTTGACGAGAATGTTATCTATAAAAGATTCCCAGAAAGAGCGGGTTCTTTGTATGCTAAATCTATAAAAAGAATATTACCTGCTAATAAATTTGTAGATCCTTCAAATATTTCATTTATCGATAAGAATCTTTTTGAAGTACCCGTAGAAAAAAATATGGGTATAAATTTCACTAAATTATCTGATGGATATTTTGAAGTGAGATATTTAGGGGGTAAAGATTATCAGAAGAGATACTCAAGTATAAAAGAAATATTAGATTATGTAATAACATATACTATACAGACCCTTAAGTTTAATAATTCATTCACAGATAACGATTTAAAAGTTCTTAAAATGTTCTTATCAGAGATCTACAGAAGTTCTTCGACATTTATAGATCCTGAATCTTTTCAAAAGAATTATCCACATTTAAATATAATGGTAGATCTTAGATCCGATCCACAAATAGTTAGAACATTTTTCCTGACTATTAGGGAAATTCTTTATGATATTATTGTAGAGAATGGTATTAAAGAGGGTGTTATTAATTATGATAGTTCATTAGGTAAATTTCAATTGAAGGATGTAAAAACTACAAGAGCTTATTTACTTAAAGATTATGATATTCTTAATAGTGAAATTGCAGGAAATATATTGAACTGTAGGTTGTTTTCGTGTGATCTTAACGATTGTGCTATCGAAGATTGTGATCTAATTACTAATAACGAAATTAAACGATCTAAGGTAATGTATTCAGATATTATGTTTAGTAATGTAGTACACGAAACTTACATTGATAACAAAGAGAAAGAAATAAACTGTGAAGTATTTGGGGGAATAATTAGATCTGGGTATATTGGAAAACTTGCTACAATTTCTCCGGAGACTGAAATAGTTAAAGATGCAGAAGACGATAAAAAAATGAAAGGGAGTTCTAAAAAGAAAGGATTTCCTGATAGAAATGACGGGGAAGCATTGTCTAAACCTGTTAGATTTAGTAACAATAATAGTAAGCCCTCAGGAATTCCTGGGACTAGCTTATAATTAAATAACCAATTAAAATGACTGAAGCAGACTTAATTCAGGAAATTAGAGATGATATATCTCATTCTTGTGCATTGCCTTATAACTTAAATGACCAAGAAATAAAAAGAATTATAAAAAGAGCTAGGGCTTATTTTTATGATAATTACCAGTATGCAGTAGAAGATAGAATATTTGTACTAGGTAAAGATCTATTTTCTAATCCCTCTTTTAGAGCTACTAGACAAATACAATTGCCATCTTGTGTGGTATCTGTATATGATGTTAGAGAAGTTAACGGTTCAGGTCTTACCGGTACACCAGATAAAGATTTTGGAGATTCTAAATTATTAGGATCAGAGCTTATGCTATCTCCATTTGCAGGGGATAACTTGGTTTACCGTACTGTTCTTTATTCATTCTTTGATTTAGCTAAAGCATATTTACTAGAGAGCTATGCTTATAATTACAATAAGAACACTAAAAAATTAACAATACTTGGTAGGGATCCTAATAGGAATGGCGCAACTGATTCTGGAAGTTCTACCACATTATTTTCTGGTACTGATGTGGGAGTTAAAGCTTGTATAGCTATACCTGAAGAGAGTCTTTATGACGATGAATTATTCGTAAGATTCTGTCTTGCCGAAGCTAAAATTAACATTGGTAGGTTATTAGGGACATTTGAATATAACCTCCCAGGTGGTGTTAGAGTTAACTACGCTAACATTCAAACAGCAGGAACAACAGAAAAAGCTGAGATTATTCAGATGATCAAAGACGAAAACACCCCTAGTTATTTCCTTCAGTGGAATTGAAATATTAATAGGTTTTGGATTTACTCTAAATTAATAACGGATTTATTTTAATTTACCTATCTATAATTATATAAGAAATTGTCATAAAAATATTACAGATATATTTCTTTGAATATATAGAACTAAGATGGCAAGATTCTCAGAAATTTATCCTAGAACCCCGGATGATCCTAGATACAAAGAAGGATTATTACATACTGACGATGAAGTAGAAATATTAATCGGTATGATTAAGCAGTGTATGTTAACTACACCTGGAGAAGTTCTTGGAGATCCTTATTTTGGTATAGATCTTGAAGGTTTATTATTCAATTTTAATGTGGATCAAGTCACTTTAGAAAGAGCAATAAGACTACATTTAATAACATATGTGCCTTTAGCATCAAGTAAATTTAATGTGAATTTTACTGTGGGATTCTTTAAAGGAGAAACTAGAGATTCATGTGTTATTGATTTTGCTATAAAAGGTAACCCTATACTGGGAATTAAAATAATATAATATGGATTTATTAGATAAAAACAAAGCAAAAATATCAGATTTATTATCACAGACTTTTGATTTAATACAGGCAAGATATGGTATGTCTGAGCAACTATTTACTGTTGCTTCTGTTTGGGGGCAGATAATATTTGTATTAGATAACCTATCTCAATTTATTTTATTCTTTATTGAGGATTCTATCACTGAGCTTAATATAAACACAGCAACACGCGAATCGTCTATATACGGATTGGCAACATTAGCAGGACACAACCCAACAAGAGCAATAGCAGCAAAGGGTGAGATTATAATAAAATGGAACGGTAAAGGTTTAGAAGAAATTGGGGGTGGAGCTATTCTTATACCTAATAATGCACAAGTAAAATGTGTAAACAATGGTAAAACATACCTTCTTAAATTAGGACAAGAATATGTTAGACTAAATCTTGATAACACATCAACTTTAGTGGCTTCTGTAATAGAAGGAACATTAAATACTAATCAATATACAGGATCGGGAAGAAAATTAGAAAGCTTTAACATATCGGCTCGAGGTACATCAGGAATAGAAAATTTTGAAGTTGCTGTTAGGGTAAACGGTAACACGTGGAAGAAATATGATTCGTTATATGATATACCAAGAAATGCAAGGGGTTATATTGTAAAAAGTTCTTTAATATCAGGTATAGACATTTTCTTCGGTACAGTCGATTTTGGATTTCCTCCACCAGTTGGTTCTATAATAGAAGTTGATTATTTAGAGTGTGCTGGAGCAGGTGGTAATTTATTAGTAGATGATTCATCTCAAGCTCTTTTTAAATTTGATTCTGACGGAACAGATATATTTGGTAGAAGTGTAACACTGAGTGAAGTTCTACAAGTTGCCTGTACAATCTCTCCACAATTAGGTGCTAGTCAAGAGTCTATAGATTTAACAAGACTTCTTGCACCTAAAACATCTAGGAGTTTTGTTTTAGCAAACCCCACAAATTATATAACATTCTTTGAAAAATTTGGACAGTTTTCAATCATAGAAGCCTTTACTACTTTTGATGATCAATACTTAGATGATGATAATATTATCTATTTAATTCTTGTACCCGATATTCAATTAACACTAAAAAGTAATGAAACATATTTTGATATTTCTCCTTCTAGATTCAAATTAACTAATGCTCAAAGAGATAGAATTTATCAGTTGTTAGATGAGAGCGGGCAAAAAATAGTTACTACTGTGGTAAAAATATTAGACCCTGTACTTATTAAATATGTGGTAAATATTGCTTTAACTATATTTGAAGGTAATGATCCTTCCACAATAAAAAACCAAATAACTAGTATTTTAAGCGATTATTTTCTTAATATAAGAAGAAGAGATAAGATACCTAGATCTGATTTAATTGCAGCAATAGAGTCTATTTCTGGAGTGGATTCAGTTTCTCTTTACTTTGTAGGTGAGGCTAATGAATTAGCTAAATTACAAAGCCCAAATTCTCCGAATATTGGATTTGATGAATTTGGTGATATTGTTATAGGTAAAGATGAAATTGTTGTTATATCCGGAGGATGGGAAGATAGAAATGGTATTTATTATGACTATGGAGCTGGTATGGACAATCTATCTTCTGTTAATATAGATGTTAGATCTATTGTACCAGTAACTTATAACACTAAGGTAAATAATATATTAAAAAGCTCACTAAATACAGGAAACTAATATGGACAAGCAGAGTTGGTACGAATTTATAGAATCACAAAATGATGATAGATCTAATAAAGGATTTGATTACGAGGGTAAGATATTCGAAAAGACTCTTTCTAATCAGGTAATAAACGGAGACTCAAACAGAGTTGATATATTAGCAAGCATAGAGAGGGTTGTTTATCAATTATTTGAAAGCACTAAATACATAAAGAACTATATTAATTATACAGTTCCCAAAAATAACAAGTACGTAAGATAGGATGACAACTCAAAATCTTTTATTTTTTAATAAAAAAGGGGATCAATATAATTTTCAATGGAATGGGAATTATTGGGAAGGAGCGGTTCTTTTCCCTATTGTTTCAGAAAAACTTTTTGAAGTAGAGAACATATTTATAATAGAAAAATTCTTAGATCTTTCTTCTGATATAAAATATGGATATCCTCATGCAGAATTAACAAGTCCTGGATCTCCTTTATGGAGAACAAGATGGGAATCTGACTATGACGGAACAACGGACGTATCTTCTACAATTTACACTTACGAACTTGGTGTAGATACTGTTTTAGATGCTCCTGTGTTAGTTAAAGCTACTAGTGTAGAGTTTTACCCGGAATTAGTATCTGGTGACACTATATCATCTCCTGGAGGTATAGTTATAACATCCGATATCACTTCATCTTCTATGCAAATTAATATTGCTCTTAATTCTGATAGTGAAGGAATATACGATCGCACATTAATATTTGAAGATTATACAGATCCTAATAATCCTGTTACTATTTTAAAAGTTGGTTTTCATGGTGAAGTTGAAGGTGAAGATAGCAGATTGGCTGTTATGCTCGGAAACTTTGGTAGAGAATTTAGCCAATCTGACGCATTCATAGTTAGAGATGGTGATATTAAAGAACCGTTGCCCGACTATGAAATAATCAATAAGAAAAGAAAAGAGCTATTATTAGAGGGAGAGAGTATATTTCCTTACTTAGGATCTTATAAATCGCTTTTTAATGCGATTAAATTCTTTGGTTATTATGATTTAAGGATTAAAGAATATTGGCTTAATATAAAGACTGATACAGCTGATACATTAACTCCTTTACAACAGAATAATAATATATTAAATCAACTTGCTAAACCTAATATGCAAGGAGAAAGTTCTTTGGAACTTATAAGTAGCTTATTAAAAGATGAAAATCAAGGTAAATTTAAACAAGTAGAGGTTTACGGAAAAAGAAAGGATGGTACTTTTGGATTAAAAAAACAATTCGAAGAAATATTTCCAACTAAATCTTACAAGAAGACTTCACTATTTGGACTTTTTTACGATATTAATCGTGTAGTAGAAGGGCAAGACGAGGATCAATATGGGTATCCAATTGTAGAAGATTCTTTTGCTTTTAGTCCCGAAGAGGTTTTAATTAAATTATTTGGATTAAAAGAAAGATTAAAGAGAGATTATTTACCACTTAATGCTAGAATTGTTGATATAACTGGTGAGGGCGTATATTTCAATATCTATAAAACAAGAGGTTGGACAGACGTACTAGATGTTTCTGAAGTAAAGACGGGTATACAAGTGGACTTTACTGTATTTCCTAAAGAAGGTTATATTGAGGATTTAAGAGTATTTTACACTAAACCTAATCAATCTGGTATATTATACCCTGCTGTAAATGGAGCAGAGCTAGGAATAAGTTATTATGGTAATACTGTGGATCCTTATTCTTCATTTCAAGAATATCCTATATCGGCTATTCCTTTATTAAAGACTGCAGTTGATAGTTACTATCAAGATATGGATAATGGAGAAATGCCTAAATTTTTAGGTGATGGCGATTACAATCCTTCTGGATATAAGTTGTTCTCCGATGGATCTGATTATGTGCTTCCTGCAGGATGTCCTGTAATAATAAAAAATAATACATTCAATCTTTCTTGGGATGAAACAGGGGTAAGCTGGAGATCTTTAGATACCACCATTACTACAACACCTTTAGAAGTTGCAGACTATAATTCAACTACCGCTAATAATCCAGGGGGACAATTACAGATTGTTAACAGTACAACTTCTTTAATACTGGATCCTTCATTACCTAATGGTATAAATATAAATATAGGTACAGGTAAAGATTGGTTTGATACCACATTACCCGAGACATTATTTGTGAGAATTGAATCTATAGATTCTCCTGGAAATTTATACTTAGGATATGTTAGTGCTGGAGATTATAATACAGTTACTGGTAATCTATTTGTACAGGTAGTTTATACTAGAGGCACAGGAACTTATGCTAACTGGAATGTCACTCCTACAAATATAGGATTTAGTGCATACACTTTTGAATACTATGAGAATTTTGTACAATCTGGGGGATTCTATTCTTGGGATAGATTGCCTTATTTAGATTTCTATGAAATAGAATGGACAATATACAAAGAAGATAGTAGACCTTATTACTTTCAAATTAGAGGAAAATTACCAGAATTAGAAACACTAGTGCATTTCTTACCTTATGATGGTAATTACAATGTTAAATGTAGAGTTTGGGACACTTTAAATTCAATTTCTTTAGGAATAAAAAGAAGTGTAATAAAAGTCGATAAGAGACAAATAGAACTTAATACACTTACAAGATTTAGAGAATCTGAAGTTTATGATTGGAATAATGTTCCTTTGAAATGGGAAAGCTATCCTTCTCAATGGATATTCCCAGTGGAGAATACAAATAAGATATTAAATATTTCGGATTTTATACAAAAATATCCAGATTATTCTAATAATTTTAGTGAAGGACAAACATGTGAAATATTAACTAAATTACCAGAGGTAAAAGCCACATCAACTTTTGATGTTTCGATAATTCAAATCAACATAACAAATATAGTTAGTAATCCTATAGTTAGTAATGTCTTTCCATTTGCTGTCTCTGGATATGGCTTAGCTGTAGTTACTACCACAACTCCTCATGGATATACAACAGGAGATACTGTATGGATTTACGATTCGGCAGGAGCTCCTTATGGACAATTTCCGATAGTGGTAACAGGAGCTAACGCTTATCAAATTCCACAGATAATTACTTCTGCTATTACAGGAGGCTATTCTTATGGATCTGGTAGTATAAAAGTGATAGTGGATTCAATAGTTATTGCAGATTGTAATTTCATAGGGGATTTAAACTCCACTTGTAGTTTGATATATTCCTCAATAAACCTTTCATTAGTAACTCCAAAATGTAAAGTGATAAATTTAGTAGATTCTAATGTTTCTGGTTATAAGACTTTCACTATACAGGCTCCTAATGATTCAGGAGATATATTTAATGGCAAATCGTTAATCTTACAAACTACAGGATCAATAATAGCAACACCAACAGTGACTTCTTTCTCTGGAGGATTAAATCAGAGAGAAGAATATCTTTCATATGATTTTAATACCATTCCAAATTCTATAATGAAATATTGGGGTACTAAAAGATTATCGTGGGATACATTTGAAGATTTTGAATTTCAAAAAGCATATGCTCACACTTGGGATATGTACGATTACCATAATGATTGGTTAGGCGGATTTGATTTATACTCTTTACAGTATGGAGACAGAGTGAAAGTTACTGATGATTCTACGGGTATTGTATTTGGCGAAATAGATTCACCAGTTAATAGTTATCTAGATCTTTCCGAAGCTGCAGATCAACTTAATGATTCAATCGATGAGAATATAAAAAGATTCGATTACATTGTTAGGGGATTTTCAGAATTACCAAATAGGTTTTATGATAATGGCAATCCTATATCTCCAGATTTAAGTACTAATCCAGGACCTCAAAATATTAAATCAACATTTTATAAAATTCCTGAATACTCTCCTGTAGCATTTTTACCTACGGGAATTGCTTGGGATGGCGACGGAGATATATGGATAACTGGAGAAGACGTAGTAAAATTCGATGGTGCTAATTATGTTACATATAATTCTGCTAATAGTGTTTTACCCGGAATTGGTCTATCTACTAATT